GCGACTTCGGGCAGACGAAAGTCGAACAGATCCGCCTCCTGACGCCGGGCAAGGTCGAAATCTATCGAAAGACCGCTGGTGGTCAGGGTGAAGCAACCTGGCAAAAGCACGAAGAGTGGGCAACCTCCCGTCGAGATATCACCCTGGTCACGCTCTACACCAAGCGCACCGGCTTCATGTGCGGTTCACCGCCGCTGCTGAATATGGCGCTGCTGAACGTTAAACACTGGCAGAGCCAGAGCGAGCAGGACAACATCCTCCACGTCGCCCGGGTGCCGATCCTCACCGTGTTCGGGCTGGAGGAGGGGGAAGAGTTGACCATCGGCTCTTCATCGGCAACCTCGTTCAACGATCGGCAGACGCAGGGCCTCGAGTACGTCGAGCATACTGGCTCATCCATTGGCGCTGGCAAAGAATCGCTGGCTGAGCTGGTGGAGCAGATGCGCCAGGCGGGCGCGAAGATGCTACGTACCGATAACACCTCGACGAAGTCCTTAGACCAGACCTCAGAAGAGAAGATGCAGGAGCAGTCCCCGCTCTACACCATGGCGACCAGTCTGGAAGATGCGATCGACAACATCCTGCAAATCATGGCCGAGTACATCGGTGAGAAAGAGGGTGGCAACGTCGATGTCCGCACTGAACTGGATGTCGAGTCGAAAGAGTTTAACCCTCCGGCAGCGCTGGCTATTCAGTCCCTGCGCCAGGGCGGTGATATTCGCCGTGTGGACGCCATTAAGTCATTGCAGAAGCTGAATATCATTGATGCTGATGCGGACCCGGATAAGGTGCTGAGCGAACTGCTGGCTGAATCGGCCTCGCTGACTGAGCCACCAGTGGAAGAGGTGTGACATGGCCCGTTCCGTCAACGACCGCCTGCAGGATGAGACGATAGCGCATGGCCTGTATGTGACGCGCTACGGCACTGGCGTTGCCCGGCGCATGGTGGCGCTGCTGAATAAACTGGATGCCGAACTGGCCGCGAAACTGCTGGTCCTTCTGGACGGCAAACGGGCCGATACCTACAGCGCCCGCCGCCTGGCATCGCTG